GAAGCAGCAGGCGGTGGCGGTTCTCACACCCACAGTTTAGCAACTAATATTAAATACTATGACTTTATTATAGCGAGCAAAGATTAATGGCAAAAAATGCAAAGATACTCTGCCCAATGATGGGTGGAGAGTGCATTGAAGACGGCTCTATAAAAGACGGTGAGTTAGTAGCTTGCCGCTTTTGGGTTAATGTCCATGGTAAACACCCACAAACTGGGGAAGAGATTTCAAATGGAGATTGCGCTATTGCTTGGACTCCAATGCTTATGATTGAAAACAGCAAAGTTAATAGAGAAACAGGAGCTTCTATAGAATCATTCAGAAATGAAATGGTTAAAGCAAATGATAAAAGTATTCAAACTTTATTAGCTGTTAATAAACAAACAAATATTTTGGAGAATAATTAATGAAAGTTACTATTATAGTAGATGATAAAGCGGTGTATTTAAACTCTTTAAGCTATGATAAATTAGAGTGGGAAGGTACTCCAAGCAACGTACACGCTTTGCAATGGGACACCGATTCAGGGTGGATTGAATTTAAGGATAATTCAGGGAATGAAACAATTAATGAATTGCCTCAATGGGCTTTAAATGCAGTTGCTTCATGGAATGAATATCATAATAGACCTGAGCCTACTCCTGAGCCTGAGCCTGAAGTAATAGAGCCAACTAAAGAAGAGCTGTTAGCACAGCTTGAAGCATTAACAGCTAAGATTAACAGCCTGTAACTAAGGACAACTAATGGAATTCCAAGATATTGTAAACGTAATAATTGGTTCAGTCCTATCTGTATTAGGTTGGTTCGCAAGACAACTATGGGATGCTGTGCAAGAACTAAAGCATGACATGAAAGACCTAGAGGTTGACTTGCCTACACACTATGTGCGTAAGGAAGACTTGGATGCCCGCTTTGACAAGTTTGAAAATATGTTGACTCGTATCTACGATAAGCTAGAAAACAAGGTGGACAAATGATAACTGCATTGTTGCCATTGATTGGTACTGTACTAGACAAGATTATTCCTGACCCAAAGGCTAAGGCTCAAGCACAAATTGATTTAGCTAAGATGGCTCATGAGGGTGAGCTTGCTAAACTAGCAAATGAAACTGACTTGTTTAAGACTGAGCAGAACAATCTATCTGCAAGACACAATGCTGATATGTTATCTGATAGCTGGCTATCTAAGAACATACGCCCATTAACGCTTGTAGCTATCTTTGTAGGATACTTTGTATTCGCGATGATGTCTGCCTTTGACTTAGATGCAAACGAGGCTTACGTCACGTTGCTGGGCCAATGGGGTATGCTAGTAATGTCATTCTACTTTGGTGGCCGTACGCTAGAAAAGATCATTGACATGAGAGGTAAGAAGTGACACCACACTTTAGCTTAGACGAATTAATATTTAGCAACACCGCAATCAGATTAGACATTGACAACATACCTACACCAGAAGCATTGGCCAACCTAGAGATACTAGCTAACGGATTAGAGGCTGTAAGAGCAAAACTATATAGCAATCCAATTAAAGTTTCTAGTGGCTATCGGTGCTTAAAGCTCAACCGCGCTTTGAAAAGCAGGGACACTTCATACCATGTTAAAGGATTGGCTGCTGACTTTACTTGCCCAAGGTTTGGTACAGTACCAGAAGTCATGCGAGCATTAGCAGATTCAAGCATAGAGTTTGATCAGCTTATATTAGAATTTGATTCATGGATTCACATTGGCTTTGCTGAATCTGGTGCTAAACCAAGAAGACAAATGATGATTATTGACAAGTCTGGCGTAAAGGTGTATAAGTAACAACAACTTAATAGAAGGATACTTCTAAAGTTATGACGACACACTTGGTAATACCTGACGTTCAGGCTAAAGACGGAAACGATTTCACATTCCTAAAATGTTTAGGCAATTACATTATTGAAAAGAAGCCAGATGTAATTGTTTGCATTGGCGACTTCGCTGACATGGAATCTTTAAGCACTTATGACAGAGGATTGAAATCCTTTGAAGGGCGTAGCTACCAGAAAGATATTTGGGCTGCTAGAGAGGCTATGGATGCGCTCCTCGTTCCACTCTTTGAACATAATAAGCATGCTAAAATACATAAAAAGAAAAAGTATAAACCTAGATTAGTAATGACACTAGGCAATCACGAGAACAGAATCAACCGAGCAATAAATGAAGACAGAAAACTTGATGGACTTATATCTACCAATGATCTGCCGTACCAAGACTGGGAAGTTCATCCTTTCCTTGACGTTGTTGTTATTGATGGCGTTGCTTATTCCCATTATTTTACTAGCGGTCCTATGGGAAGACCTGTCACTACTGCTCAAGCGATACTAAACAAGAAGCACATGTCATGCTTTGCTGGCCACCAACAGGGTAGAAATATTGCCTATGGTAAAAGAGCTGACGGCAAAGAGATGACTGCTATAATATGTGGTAGCTTCTATGAACATCATGAAGACTATCTAGGCTCACAAGGTAACCAGCACTATCGTGGCTTCTATGTATTACATGAAGTTAATGATGGTAGCTTTGATGAGATGGCCGTTTCAATTCGCTTCTTAAAAGAAAGGTATAATTACTAATGGCTGAAAAAGATATGTATGACCTATGCAATATGATGCTAGGCTCAGAGCTTGAGGGTATTGAAATTGATCCTGATGATGAAGTGATTTATATCAGCACAAATCGTGGCACTATTAGCATAGAAGGCGACGACCTCCACATGTATATTGAAACGGATCGCTATGACAATTAATGATTTTCCTGATGCGCTTATATAATCTTTGTATCATTATTAGCTATACGCAGATTGCGTACTAACTTATTGGAGAACACTATGTGGACATCACCAGCAGCAACTGAAATGCGTTTCGGTTTTGAAGTAACTATGTATGTAATGAACAAGTAATGATATTTGTTACAGACTGTTACTAAAACACACCCCACACGCCTATCGTAGAAGCGCAACCTTGTGGGGTTTTTTATTGCCTGCAATAATTAAACGCAAAAAAGTAATATATCACTTCGCCTTTTTCTGTTTCTTTTTTAACTCTTCCATGTATCTTCTGACAGCTTCGGCATATTCCTTACCGTAAACCTCTTCTGACCTAGCTAAGTTTAACTGCCTGTATCTTTCATCATGAGACGGCCTCATGTTAAACTTGGCCATCTCTTCTGCTGATAGTTCTGGTTCTCTCATTAATAGCAGGTTGTTGTACAGTTGCCATAGCTACAGCATGTAGTACATACCACAGTTCTACCGCCTTGATACACTGTGTGCGTAGTGCATGCAGCATAAGCACCAAGTGATGTTGTTAATAAAGCTAATGCGATTAATATTGTTTTCATTTTACTACTCCTTTTAAATTGTGTGTTACTACTGGGCCAGACTTCAACTTAACTACACAGACAACTGGCTCTGCCTGCACAGGTTCTTTCTCATTCATCATGATCATTCCTACTACTGTTGCCACACCTAAAAACCATCCAAGTGTTACTAATATAATTGCTTGTGATTTGTATGCCATTACCAATGCCTCCAAACGTTTACGATTATATGTAAACAGGTTATAACTTCTAGTAACCTAATCCAATCCAGCGGTTTCATTTACCACTGCTACCGAAACCTTTTTCACCGCGCTTAGTATCATCTAAGAACTTAACTTCAACTGGCATCCATAGCTCTACTGGCTGAATTAATATCTGTGCTATCTTATCGCCCTGCTTGATTTCATAATCGCTGTCAGCGTGGTTCATAAGAATAATCTTTACCTCACCCCTGTAAGAGCTATCAACTACGCCAGCAAGCACATCAATATTATTCATAGCCAAGCTACTGCGCGGTGCAATCCGAGCAACATAGCCATCTGGTATTGACATAGCTATGCCAGTTTTAATAACAGCCTTGTGCCGTCCAGTTACAAACCAGTCTTCATCTGCATAAACATCCAAGCCAGCATCTGTAGGATTATTGCGTGTTGGTATTGTTGCCGTGTCTGTCAATCGTTTAATGTGTATCATTTGTTTTCTCCGTACTTTGTTTCTAGTAGCAACTCGCAATAGTGGATTGCCTTTCTAATATCATCAACTCCATTCTTTGCGTGATGTCTGCATACATATTTAATAATGTTGCCTTCTAAAAATCCAATAGAATTTTTTGTAATAAATTCTACAGGCTGAATGGCCATTGACTTGTAATGTGTACCAGCAACTTGTTTATCTAATGCGCTATCTTTTTTCATGATTGTTGATCCGTTATTAACCAGGTTGTTGTACTCTGTAAATGTCATTCCCATTTTATTTTCCTGTGAGTGTAGCCGTTCTTTATGTTGTAAACGTTATTAATATTAATGTTTAAATCAATTGCAATTACCTTTGGTGTTACGCCTTCATGCAGCATTTTCTTTACAGACTTAACCGTACCTACTGGCAACTTAACTCCACCAGTAGATGCAGGTTTAGTTATTGGATACCTGTCGTTTAGGAACGTATTAAAATCCATATCGTATTCCATTAAATCATCTCCAAAGTTCCACCAGATACATAAGTCTTAGACCTTACGCGCTCAACCTTTGATGGGTGATAGCCGTTAAAGCCTTTGACTATGGTCCTGTTGCCTTGCTTAACTACTACGCCATGATCTTTGATGTCATGTACAAACTTTTCGCCATCACTTTTTAATGGCTTCTCTAGTTGTTTGTAGAAGTTTCTGCTATCAATCTCAGCCAGTTCAAAACCAGTTGATGTTTTGTATAGAAATTTTTTAGTACCCTCTTTCAATAATGGTATTATTATTATCTTATTTTTATTGGCTAAAATTTTTACATACTTATAGGCTGATGAGTAACTGCATCCTAATGTTTTAATTAAGTCAGCCAACAGCTTTGGCTCTTGACATTCTTCAAGTATGCGCTGCATAAAAACTTCAGGGTCAATTCTAAGCACATGCATATCAACTCCTAAACAATTTCTAAGCTACTAAACGTGCGATACATTGCTGATGACTTTGATTTGTTGCTTGTTGTATGATAACCATCAAAGCCCCTCACAATAGTTGACGCACCTTTAACTGTTATAACTGACTGCGTTGCAACGCCCTTTGTAGGTTTGTGGCGGCGGTATGAATTCTCAGTAACTTTAATACCATTGCTTTCAAGCACTACACTTAACTCACTAGACTTGATTGTTGCTTGATGCAAGAATAATTTTTTATTGCCATTCATAACAATAAATTCTTTCAATGCACTAATCATTGCCAGTCTTTCTACAATCCAGTAGATCTGTGGCTTTGTATAGAACGCTCCCACAGAGTTAAGCTCCTTCATGATTTCATTTTTTGAGCGAGGCTCAGAGCAATAATCTAAAACTAATTCCCATCTTTCTTTTGTTGCGGATGTAATCGTTTGAATCGTCATATCGTATATCCTTTATTAAAATGGAACGTCATCTTCTAAGTCTTGGATTGACTCAGGTGCTGGGTTCTTGCTTGGTGTTGCTGCAACAGTATCTGACTTATTGCCTGTCAATGTTACAGATTGCACACGCAAGCGCAATGTTGTTCTTTCTACTCCAGATTTTTTGTCTGGGTATTTGCCTGTTGAAAACTCACCAGTAACGCCAACCTTTGTACCCTTTAATAGGATAGGGGCCAATGATTCACCACGCTTGCCGAACAAGCTGCAATCTAACCAATCTGTTTGTGCTTTGTCGCCATAGCCACTGTTTAATGCCACGCTAAAACTTAAGACTGGTGTGCTGTCAGGTAAGAAGCGCAGTTCTGCGTCTCTTGGAAGGTTGCCTATTGCTGATAATATATTCATGTCTGTTTATCCTAATGTTAAAATTTTCCATACTGTGTAAAAAATTGCACCTAAAACAATTGGTAGAACGTAGTCATACATAAGTTTCTCCTAGTAATTATAATCTTCGTTCGGTAAAGCTAAATTAATCCATCCATCAAAATCTACTGGCAGGGTGTGAATCTGAAAGCTGATCCCGCCGTTTCTAGTTTCATGCGTTTCGCCTATCTTAATCCAATTATTTCTAAGCGTACCATCAGGGCCTTTTATTTTGCCGTGCTTAGTAACAAGATTCATTTTTTCGTATTGCATTACAGCTCCTTCAATCTATTT